CTTACGCTCAAGCTCAACCTGCTGCTCAACCTCAACCCGCTGCCCTGCCGCCTGACCCAAAGGCCCAGGAATGGGCTTCTCGTAATGATTGGTTTGGCCAAGATGAGGTAATGACGTATGCGGCTTTTGGACTGCATCGTAAGCTGGTAGAAGAAGAAGGATTTGACCCGCAGGCCGATGAGTATTATTCTGAACTTGATAAAAGGCTTGTGACCGAGTTTCCGCATAAACTTGGTCACAAGTCCAAGTCAAACGGGGGAGGCAGAAAAGTAGCGTCAGCAGAAGCCTCCGCATCCCGCAATAAGGGTGGACGTAAAACTGTGCGATTGACACCCTCGCAGGTTGCAATTGCCAAGCGGCTTAATGTGCCGCTTGAAGAATATGCAAAATATGTGAGGGATTAATCATGGAAAAAACAGAGACCACAGCTCGCCAAAAGTCTGCTAGGACGCCCCGTGTTGATCAAACTCGTGCAAAACAAGCACGCACTGAACCGTGGAAGCCCCCTTCCATGTTGGAGGCTCCGCCTCCGCCGGAAGGGTATAAGCATCGATGGATTAGGTCTGAAGTTATGGGTTTTGATGACCGTAAAAACGTGGCCGCTCGTTCCCGTGAAGGATATGAGTTGGTGCGTGGTGATGAATACCCTGACTTTGATATTCCGACCGTCGAGGATGGCAAGCATGCCGGTATTATTGGAATAGGCGGCTTGCTTCTTGCCAGGGTTCCGATTGAAATCGTTGAAGAACGCAGAGGTTATTTCCGGGGCATGACCCGCGATCAAATGACGGCTGTTGATAACGACTTAGCGCGTGAACAACATCCTGCAATGCCTATCAGCAAACCTGACAGGCAAACTAGTGTAACTTTTGGTGGCCCTCAAAAAGAAGAGGGCTAGGAGCAGAAAAACATGGCTAATATCAATGGAGCTTTTGGCCTTCGTCCGATGTCTAAACTAGGACAAGGCTCTAACTCTACTGGTACAACTGGCTATACTCCTTATGAAATTGCCAACGGCAACTCCACTGCTATCTATCAAGGCTCTCCAGTTATTCCCCTTTCTACGGGGTATATTTCACTGGTAGGCGCTGCGGCAGGTGGTTCTGTGAGTTTGGTAGGCGCTTTCATGGGGTGCAAATATGTGTCTAGCACTACCGGAAAAACCATTTGGTCAAATTATTGGCCTGGGTCCGGTGCAGACAGCAATCATCCTGTAGAGGCTTTTGTCGCGGATGACCCAGCGCAATTATTCGTAGTTGCAACGGACGCATCGTGGACAAACAAAGCTACTGCAAGAGCTGCTGTGTTTGCTAACGCAAATTTTTCCAGTGGTACAAGTGGATCTACTACAACAGGCATGTCGTCAGCGGCATTGGCTATCAGTACAATTGCAACCACAGCGGCCTTACATTTAAGGGTCATGGGGTGGGTCGATGACCCAAGCAATGCTGATTTCGCATCTGCTGGCATAGGTGCCATCGTAAGGTTGAACAACAGCTTTAACTCACCGGAAGGTAGTATTGCTGCTGGCACACCTTCGACAACTGGCGTATAGGAGGGCTGAGCAATGGCTATTAGCAGAGCACAACTCGCTAAAGAACTAGAGCCTGGCCTAAATGCCCTTTTTGGGTTGGAGTACGCCAGGTATGATGATGAAGCAAGAGAAGTCTATGAGACGGAATCTTCAGAACGTGCTTTTGAAGAGGAAGTCATGCTTTCTGGTTTCGGCGCAGCGCCGGTTAAGTCAGAAGGTACTGCAGTGTCGTTTGACGACGCTGGAGAGGCGTATACCGCACGGTACACGCATGAAACTATCGCGCTTGCTTTCTCCATTACGGAAGAAGCAATCGAGGATAATCTCTATGACCGTCTTGCTTCACGCTACACGAAAGCTTTGGCTCGTAGCATGGCCAACACCAAACAGGTGAAGGGTGCAGCTACGTTGAACAACGCTTTTGATAGCACTTTTACAGGCGGCGACGGCAAAGAGTTGTGTGCTACTGATCATCCTTTGGTGAGCGGTAACACACTTCGCAATGAGCCTTCCACCGCCTCTGACCTGAACGAAACCAGTCTTGAAAACGCACTTATTGACATTGCAGCTTTTGTCGATGAGCGTGGTCTCAAAGTCTCGGTTCGTGGACTCAAACTGGTTGTTCCGCCGGCATTACAATTTGTCTCGGATCGATTGCTTGAGTCTACTCTTCGTCCAGCAACGGCTGACAACGATATTAATGCTTCCCGAAACATGGGGATGCTGCCACAAGGGTATGTTGTCAACCACTATCTTACGGATACGGATGCATGGTTTATCAAGACGGATGCGCCTCGCGGCTTCATTCATTTTGAGCGCATGCCTATGTCCACTAAGATGGAAGGAGACTTTGATACAGGCAATGTTCGATTCAAGGCTCGTGAGCGTTATAGCTACGGGTACTCGGATCCTCGTTGCGTGTTTGGATCTCCTGGCGCATAAGCGTTGCTTCAGAAGGGGGGATCTCCCCCCTTCTAATTTTCCTGGGAAATATAGCCCTAGCGACTGTCCCAGCAGACGCTTACCAAGACTCTAGGGCAAAACCTTTGGTAAGGAGGTATTAAAGTGGCTAGAACTACTTTTTCAGGTCCAGTTCGATCTCTGGCAGGATTCATTAATGCGGGTTCAACGGGTGTCGTTAGTCTAACGGCTGATACCACTTTAACCGTTGCAGCTCACGCAGGAAGAGTACTACTGACTAATGACGCCGATGGCAAATTCACATTGCCTTCTATTGACGTTACAACTCCCGGTGATCCGACAGACCCCAATCAACTGAACAATCTCGGTGCAACCTTCACTTTCTTAGTGATTACCGCAGCCACGGATATGGATATTTTGACCGATGGGACGGACAAGTTTGTCGGTGGTCTTTATCTTGGTAAAAGTGATGCAGCAGGCAAGACCTTTATGTCTGGCGGATCGAACGATGTCATTACAATGAATGGCACTACCAAGGGCGGTATTGTTGGCTCCGTGGTCACTTGTTACGCGGCGGCTAGTGCAAAATACGTTGTTAGTGGGACCGTGCTTGCTTCCGGTACAGTGGTTACTCCATTTGCTGACGCATAAACGAAAAGGAGTGGGCCATGGCTGACACCATTACAAATAAAACGATCCAGGATGGACCTCGTATTTTTGTAAGTTCTTTTAACTGGACTTATGTGGATACAGGTGAAGCAGCCGTTTTAAAGGTTGATGTTTCAGGTCTATCTAAATATCCGGGCGGTGCTGGAACCTCTTGTACTGACGTTCGTATCAACAAGGTCTGGTTCTCCACAGTTGGTGTGTCTGTAAAGATCCTTTGGGATGCAAGTACAGATGTGCTGGCTTTGGAGCTGCCTACGGACTACCAGGGAATGCTTGATTATTCGTCTTTTGGAGGTTTAGTTAACACTGCTTCAAGTCCTACCGGCGACATTAACTTCACCACCGTTGGACACGGCTCTGGCGATACTTATTCAATCGTTTTGGAATGTACTAAGGAGTTCTAAACGTGTCACAGGAGGAAACTACTCGTAAAAATGAGCTTGAGCTTGTTACTATACGAGGTGAGATAAAACTCCTAGCACAAAAGGTAGAATCTTTAAAAACTAATGATTTTAGGCATTTACAGATTTCTATCAATAACATTTACAAAATTTTGTGGGGTGTGGCTTTTCTAGTTCTTGGCGAACTTGCAGTGGGGCTTAGAATAGCTATCTGGGGTTAATATGAAGGACTTCTGAGGAAATAAGTATGGCAACTTCTGGATCGGTTGATTTTAATTTAGACATGGCCGAAATCACGGAGGAAGCCTTCGAGAGATGCGGCCTCGAGCTTCGGACGGGTTATGACGCGAAAACGGCTCGTAGGTCGCTTAATCTTTTGTTTGCGGATTGGGCCAATCGAGGTCTTAATCTTTGGACAATTGACCAAATTACGCAAACTGTAGCCCAGTTATCTACTTCCTCTGCCGTTGCCACCTATCCCCTGGGCATTATTACCTTGACGGTGGGCGCCTCTGGCAGCTTTAGCGTGGGGGAGACCATTACCGGGGGCACCAGTAGTGTTACCGCGGAAATAATCACGCTTCCCTCCGGTACTACCATGACCATTACGGTGCCTAGTGGCACTTTTACGGCGACAGAGACCATTACAGGTTCTTCGAGTGCCGCCACTACCACCGTGTCGTCCGTTCCCAGTTTGGCTGATGCTCAGGCAGCAGGGGACATCTTGGAGATGGTTGTTCGACGTGACAGCGAAGACATTACCATGTCTCGGATTAGCCGTTCTCAATATCTCACGACCCCCAAGAAAACGACCCAAGGACGACCCACTCAATTTTATGTGGATCGACAAATAACGCCCACTATCACAATATGGCCGGTGCCTGAGAATTCCACAGATTCCTTGATTTATTATCGAATCAAGCGGATCCAAGACGCCGATGCGAGTGTGGATACTGCCGATATACCTTTTAGATTCTTACCGTGCCTAGTGGCAGGATTGGCGTATCAAATTGCAATGAAGAAATCGCCACAACGAGTGCAGATTTTAAAAATGGCGTATGAAGAAGAATTTGAACGTGCTGCTTCCCAGGACATCGATCATGGGGTGCCTTTACGTTTGGTTCCAACTTATCAATCATTGAGGGTTTGACCATGGCAGATGATCATGATGTTCAATATGCAGATGATGCCGCAGCAGAGTTCTTAGATTATGAAGAAAAGAAAAAACGATTAGGAGGAACTCGCCATCTGGACGAAATAAAGGACCGGACACGATGGACTACAACTTCTGAGGAGTATCGTCCGCCCGGCGTTATAAATAAGCCGCCCCTTACGCTTGGGAAAATAGCTGCTGCATCTGGGATAGGGGCGTTAACAGCTCTTCCTATTTTTAGAGGAGCGCAGGGTGTGCGGGCTTTAGCGCCAAACATAGTCCCTGCAGCAGTGCAACAAGCAGGAAGATTGTATAGACATTTACGAGGACAACCAATACCAGAACCCCGTGCCCCTCGTCCAGAATATCTTGTTCCGAGATCCAACCAAACCCCTACACAAGCTCGCCCAAAGCCTAGTGCAAGAACACGGAAACCGAAACAGCCTAAAAACCCAACAGAAGCGGAGTTGCAAGCCTATCGAGAAGGTATCATTACAAGAGGCGAGCTTTACCATCGGTCGGCTTTTAAAAAAGGTGGTGCGGTGAGGGGTATGTCTAAATCTTCTCGTAAAAAAAATATCGATGGAAAAGCCCTTCAAGGCAAGACAAAAACGAAGTATTTTTAAATGGCCCGTTATGCAAGTGGAAAACGTGCTCTTGGGATCTCAGACCGATCTGGGAGGGCTTATCATTTAAAGAACATGATCCGTGAGTGGAATGATCTTTTGGTGGGAAAGGATGAATACGAGCCTAAACAGCCTCAATTAACTCCCTCCAGATCCAGTCCAGACCCACAAGCGTTACGGATAAGTCGTCCTGACAGGACTGAACCTCCCGTATCGGTCTTATTACCGTTTAACTCATTTAAGTCCGGTGCCAGTGGGTCGGCAACCATTACTGTTACGGAACCTGGCCATGGCCGAAGTACCGGGGATACGGTGCGATTTAGGGATGTAGAGGCATTTGATGGCTTTACAGAAGCTGTTATAGAAGGGGCTAGTGGTTACAGCATCACGAAAGTGAATGACAACAGTTATACTTTTTCCGCCAGCAGCGGGACTGCAACCACCGGAAGTGTCTTAGGTGGCGGGGGTTTTGCTTCAGCTGGTCCAGTTACAGTGAGTTCGTAATATGGCATTTACATTTACCACTTTAAAAACGGCAATTCAGGACTATACGCAAAATACTGAGACTACTTTTACGAATCAGTTGACGCGGTTTATCCTAAATTCTGAAGAGCGTATTTTAAAAGAGTGTCAGCTGGATGTTTTTCGTAAAAATGTTCAGGGAACGGTCACTTCTTCCAATCGGTTTTTGACTAAGCCGACAGATTTTCTTGCACCTTTTTCATTAAGCGTTATCAACAGTTCCAAGAATGAGTTTCTGTTGTACAAGCATGTGACCTTTGCCCAGGACTATAACCCTAATACAAGTACCACAGGAGTCCCTCTTTATTATTCCGATTTTGACGACACTACTTTTTTGTTGGCTCCTACGCCTGATTCCGGGTACACCATGGAACTTCATTACTTTTATAGACCTCAGTCGATTACAGAATCTGCAGATGGTACAAGTTGGATTGGAACCAATGCAGAACTGGCTCTTTTATATGGTGCTTTGGTGGAAGCCTATACGTTTATGAAAGGTGAACAGGATTTATTAGGCTTGTATAATTCTAGGTTCCAGGAGTCTCTGCAATGGCTTAAGAATCTTGCAGAAGGTGAAAACTCCCGAGACCAGTATCGTTATGACAGTCTAAGAAGAGATGTGGCTTAAATGCTTGATATGAATGGCGCTGTTGAATCTGTCACAGTTATTACAACTGAAAACAGGGGTATGAATGCCGAAGAGTGGGCCGAGGCCGCTGTACGTCGAATAGTGTTCGTTTCCATGGATTCTCCTATGCCTATCAGGGAGCAGGCATTTGCTTTTCGTGAACAGGTGAAAACAATTCTTATTCATTATTTTTCCAAAGTGGCTCGAAGCGAGCGAGTGACCATTCGCGCCCTTTTGGAAAAAGAAGGATATTTTGATTTAGCAAAGAAAATGGAGGTCGTTTGACATGGCTTTTACCGGAAACTTCATGTGTACGTCTTTCAAGAAAGAATTGATGGAAGCCAAGCACAACTTTTTAAACAGCGGCGGCAATACGTTTAAAATTGCGCTGTATACCAACAGTGCCTCTTTTACGGCAGCTACGACAGCTTATACGGCCACTAATGAGGTTACTGGTACGGGCTACACTGCTGCAGGCAACACGCTTACTCGCGTAGATCCGACAACCAGTGGCACCACGGCGTATACAGATTTTGCAGATACGACATGGACTTCTTCCACTATTACGGCACGGGGGGCGCTTGTCTTTAATGATACGGCGAGCGGCGATCCTTCGGTTATTGTGTTGGATTTTAGTTCGGACAAGTCTTCAAGTGCAGGAGATTTTACAATTGCTTTTCCTGCGGCTGATGCGAGTAATGCGATTATAAGGATCGCTTAATGGCAGCAATTACAGGCTGGGGGCGCAGTACCTGGGGTTCAGGAACCTGGGGCGAGGCGTTTCCGGTTTCGGTTACAGGCGTTGCAGGCACAGGTGGCGTTGGTTCTGTAACTGTTGAAATCAGTATCAGTGTTTCGGTCACGGGCTTGGCAGGCACAGGTGGCGTTGGTTCTGTAACGGTAACTGAAGGTACTGGAGTCACTGTTTCCGTAACTGGGTCTGCAGGCACAGGTGGCGTAGGGTCTGTTACTGCTACCGGAGATGCTGATGTAACGGTCACTGGTTTGGCAGGCACAGGTGGCGTAGGCACTGTTACTGTTACCGGGGATTCCAGTGTTTCGGTCACGGGTGTTGCAGGCACAGGTAGCGTAGGCACTGTTACCGCTGAAGCAGGGGTTACAGTTTCTGTTACAGGTGTTTCTGCGTCTGGTGAGGTAGGATCAGTTCTTGTTTGGGGCATTATAGATGATTCTCAGACACCTAACTGGAGTGCTATCGATGAATCACAGTCTGCTTCCTGGTCAGAAATAGATGATGCACAGTCCATTACATGGGCTGCTATCGATGAATCACAGTCTGCCTCTTGGTCAGAAATAGATGATGCACAGACGCCTGATTGGTTAGATATAGCGGCATAAAGGTAACTTAGATATGGCAAGTACATACACATCAAATCAGGGCCTTGAAAAACCGGCAACGGGTGATCGTTCCGGTACTTGGGGAACCATGACCAATACCAATATGGATATATTGGACAGGGCTATTTCAGGGGTGGGCGCACTTAGCCTGACAGGTACAACTACCACACTAACCACGTCTGAAGGCTCTGCTTCGGATGGCAATTATAAGGTTCTAGTGTTGGGCGGAAGCCCGAGTGGTACGAACACTATTACGTTAAGTCCCAATGACGGGGACAAATTGTATTTTGTGGTTAACGGTAGTGGACAAAGCGTTATTTTTTCACAAGGCACTGGTGCGAATGTCACGGTAGCCAATGGTGCGGCGGACATCATTTACGCGGATGGTGCGGGAAGTGGCGCGGCTGTTTCAAGTTATCTGGCTAACGATTTTGTTTTTAAGACGGGCGATGGCGTAATTCTGAACCTTCAGACTTCTGATACGACCGTTACTGCTTCAAGTGTTTTGGGCCGTTTGAATTTTACCGCTCCCGATGAAGCCTCTGGGACGGACGCCATTTTATTAGCCGCATCCATCGCCGCTATTTCAGAAGGCACTTTTGCAGCAGACAACAATGCCACCAAATTGTCTTTTATGACGGGTGCTTCAGAAGCCGCAGCAGAGAAAATGTCTATTTCATCAGTCGGCAACGTGACGATGAAACAAACCGAAACCGGCGATGACACGCCGATGACGCTTTTGTTGCAGACGGGCGAAACCGATATTGCGGCGAATGACGTACTTGGGAAGATTGAATTTCAAGCACCAGACGAAGGAGCAGGCACTGATGCTATTTTAGTTGCTGCCGCGATTGATGCCGTGTCGGAGGGTGACTTCAGTAGTTCATCGAACGCAACAAAACTCAGTTTTAGAACTGGCGCATCAGAAACGGCAACCGAGAAAATGTCGTTGGATTCTGCTGGCACTCTATTGCTTACTTCAACCTTAGCGTCGGCGTCTGTCGGGCCAAACTTTTATTTAACACGAACTTCAGCCAGCCCCGCAGATAACGATCTCTGTGGTGACATCATTTATACCGCTGACAACGACGAAGGGGAAGACACTACTCTTGTACAAATGTATGCCACATTATTGGATGCCAGTAACGGTAGTGAAGACGCCAGCCTCATTATCCAAACAGTCACAGCTGGTTCTTATGTAGCTTCTTGTCAATTCAAAGGCTCCGGTATTCAAGTTCCAGACGGCGGCAATGTCGGGTCTACAACGACTCCAACCGCTATCGATATTCTCGGAACTGGTGAGATTGGATTGGGTAATACTGCTTACACAGGCGCACAGACATATATCTACGACAACACGACAGGCCGTCACGGTATTCGAGTGCAGTTAGATAATTCTGGCAGCTCACAGTACGGTGTATATTCCACCACGGATGGTGCGGGTATCGCTCTGTATGGTCAGTGCGCTGGAGCGCACTGGGGAGTCTATGGACTGAGCGCCGCGAACTATGGGGTTTACGCACAAACACAATCCGCTAGTTACGGCGGATGTT